TATTACGATGGTGTACTTGATGCTCGAATAGTTAGAATATTACAAGACGAAAACGCGAGAGGCACCATTAGTGACGAAACGGCAGAACGGCTTGAAATTGCATTAAAACAAGCTAACGCTGAGGTCGCTAAAGAAACTGCTGAACTCATGTCTGAACAATATAAATACGAAGACTCATGAAGAAAATCAAGACTTACAATATCATGCTCTCGAAAGTGTTCCCTGTAACACATCAGAGAAAAGGTGAGCCAACTTTCTTTAGTCAGAAGGTACAGGCTGCAAAATTCCCCACCGTTTATCCTAACGAGACGCCAAAGCTGCACACCATCAGAGCAAACTATCCTCTTTGGGAGAAACGTATAGCTGAGGTACAATCCGGAAACGCTGAAATTTGTCTGCGTCAATGGACAGGTAAACCATATCGCTCAAAGACGGTAGAAATTATGCGACTGACCGCTGATGATGGTGTCGGCATCCAGTGCCTCACGTTTTATGATAATCGCATCATCTATCCTACCGTTGATAACAGCTATCAACCGAGCATCAAAGAAATATCAACCAATGATGGGTTGTCGAAAGATAGTTGGATAGAATGGTTCCGTGGCTACGACTTATCTAAACCAATGGCGATAATTCATTTTACTAATTTCAGATATTGATTATTATATGACAAAAGTATATCAAAGAATTGATGACCCTCGACACGGGGATTGTTATAAGTGTGTAATAGCAAGTATTCTTGATCTGAATTACGAAGACGTTCCACACTTTATTGAAATGGGAGATGACTGGCTTATTGAAGCGCAGAAATTCTTCCGTGAGCATGGCTATGATTATTCTGGACAGGAATTGTTCAATCCAAGAGTGGTCTTTCTTGAAGATCCTACATGGAATGTTTGGGAGAATGTTTGGCCAGTCAGCGAAAAGACGTTTAATGCCTTAACGCCCGATATGGGAATCAACGGTTTGTTCATGGCATCCGTATATTCACCAAAGTACACTAATCCCGAAGAGCATCCGATTGAGCATTTGCATTCTGTCCTTTGTGACATAAATTTCAAGATCGTGTTTGATCCACAGCCAGAGTATGAGAAAGTAGTAAACTATCCATACTCGCGGCTTATCGACTATAACGGCATACGTTCAATAGATATAATTCGTAAACTATAATATCATGCGAGAAATAAAATTTAGAGGCTTCGACATCATCGGTAAGAAATGGGTGTATGGCGACCTCGTACATAACAAGAAAGTGACGAAGGATGGTCTTGAACCGAGAACTATGGTAAACGGTTATGAAGTCGATCCTGAGTCTGTAGGTCAATATATCGACATGAAAGATAAGCATGGTACCGACATCTATGAAGGTGACGTGCTCGATTTAGCAATTACAGACAGAGATAAGACAAAGCACCGTACTCGTAAAGTGATATTCAAAGATAATGGATTCTGCATTACTGATAAGCACGGCATCTGCATCTGTGAGCGCACAACAATGTGCGAGACCTTAGAATATACTGTTATTGGCAATCTTTATGAAGGTGATATAGTTGAATAACTCTCCCGTAGTCAAACCAAAATTCATATAACATGGAAGAAATTATCATCAACGGCAAAGCTCTCTACACACCAAAGGGAGCTGCCAGGGAATACGCCGCAGTAGGCTGCAATTTCTATACCGGCTGTCCTCATAACTGCGACTATTGCTATCTCAAACGTGGAGCACCGTCAAAACAGCTTGGCGGCACAGATGTACAGTTAAAGAAGTGCTTCAAGAATAATGCCCACGCTCTTACCATTCTTGAAAAAGAACTGGATGCCAATCTCAAATATCTTAAGACGGTTGGCATTTTCCTCTCATTCACCACTGATCCACTCATTGCAGAGACTCGCGGCCTTACGTTTGAGACAATCTTTCGTTGTGTTACCATCCGTGACATTCCTGTAATGGTGCTGACGAAAGACGCGTCGTTTGTCGATGATGCTGGATTCATAAGATTTCTTGGAAGCATTTCGAAAGACGAAAGGCGTTTTGTTGCTTTTGGATTCACGCTTACAGGACGTGATGACATGGAGCCAGGAGCGTCAATGAATTGTGATCGTATTGATGCCATGCGCCGACTGAAAGAACTTGGATTCAAAACTTGGGCCAGTATTGAGCCAATCATCGACTTTGACAGTAGCCTGAAAATGATTCATAGTACACTTGGATTCTGCGACCATTATAAGATTGGCCTTCGTTCTGGTGTGAAGCATGATTATTACAATGATGGTGAACTCGCTGCATTCATATCAAAGCTTGCAACTATTCATGATAATCAGAAAGGTATCACTATGTATATCAAAGATTCCATTCGTAAGCGTTTTGACCATCCAATCATTGGTTGTATATCTGTTAAGAAAGGTTTTAATCTCTTCGACAATGATTAACGGATTCGAGGATCAAACTGAGCCTCTGACTGAATATGAAGAGTCAGAAATTCTGCCTCATATCGTCAGAGGTCTCAGACTTAAAGTAGGAAAGGCAATGTCCGTCACCAACAAGGCCATTGTCGAGGGAATGAAACGTAATCTTGGATTAAAGATTACAGAGCCTCGTGTGCGTAAGATTATCAACCATATCCGCGTCAATGATCTGGTGCCATGTCTTATCGCTACCTCTCAGGGTTACTATATCGCAGAGTCGGAACAGGAATTGAAGGATTACGAAGAGTCCCTTCTCGGACGTGAAGAGGCAATCCGTTCCGTCCGGCTTTCCATACAGAGACAAAGAAGACACAAATTTCAACATCAACAACAGGAGCTATTTCAATGAAAGAGGAAAAAGTTAAGGTAGAGCCGGGAGTCGGCGCAATACCACAAGTAGGAGAGAGGTATTATTATATCAGGTCATGTATGCAATTGCATTGCTTCAAGGTGTTAGAGACACAGTGGGGAGGTGGAATGTCAGACCTTCTGCGACTCACAAAGGGTAACGTGTACCTGACTCTTAATGGCGCGAATGCCGTGTGCATGAATCTCAACGAACGTCTTGATCTGCTAAAGGAACTGTGCGACGAAAGAGAGAAGGCTATCAAGCTGGAGTCTGAACGTAAGCGTGTCCTTGAAGCAGAAAAGAACGAGGCCGAGAAAGAGCCTAAGAAGCCGAAGAAACAAGCCAAGAAGAAGTTGACCACTACTGAAAAGATGGAAGCATACGAGCGCAACAAGAAACGTATTCACCCAGATATTATAGACTGATATGAGCGCACAGGAAATTTGCATCAGGATCCTCGTTGCAGTCATAGTCTGCAGCACTATTCTATGGTTGTGTAACACCTCGAAATACGAGTGAAAAAGAAAGAAGCCTGTCCCTCGCGGATGGGCTTCTTTATTCATAATAATCAACTAACTTAATTACTAACACATTTATTAATTTAAACTATTAACAGCGGCCATCGCTATGGCTTTTTCCTTTTGACTTTCAGAATAATATATACTAATACGAAAATAATTACACAGACTAAGGCATCGGTAAAGAATGTGGAGATTCTTTGTCCGAGAGTTTTCTCTTTCTCCACCTCCTTATATTTATCACGTTCCCGTAGCAAGGAGTCCGTGACTGCCTGCTTCTCAACTGATACCCTGAGCATAGAGTCAAGCTTCTCTATCTTCTGAACGAGCATTTCCGTTTCTTGCTTCTCAGAAGAATGGTCTTTCTCTACCTCATGGTATATCTCTATCCTCTCCCTGACGGTATCGCCCTTTTCGTTAATGACAACGACATGGTTTGAGTCGCGTTTCTCGTTATGACGGAAACTGTCAACAAGAGAGGATTGCTTAGAATACAAATCCTGTTGCCAAGTATATGACGTGCGCATCATCGAGTCCATGCGTTCCATGAGTTCCGAGAGCTTGTGATTCTCGTTTGTCATTTCCGACTCTTTGATAGTCCTACACCCAGTCAGGCCCATTAAACCTATCAGGACAATCAGAGCTGTTATCACAAACGACATCAGCGTAGGACCGCAGCCTTTACCAAGGCCACCGTTCAAATCACCGTAGTTTATTCTTCCGTTCTCTGTCATATCATTCTATCGTTATAAAGATTAAATCCTTCGCTTCTTTCAGCTTCGCATAGAGAGCCTTGAGAGTAACCATCGAGTCGAGCACTTTGCCAACCTCGCGGTTCTTACCTACCAAGATACAGCCGTATGAGTCATTGGCCGTGTTCCCAGCATGAATACGGATGCCGTCAAAGCAAGGAACATTCACGATCAATGGCGGGCGACGATTGCAGAAATCATACGTCGGCCTCGTTGAGAATTTCGGAGAATACACGCCGAGCATCACTTGGTACCGTCCTGTAGGAATGGCCGTCTCGCCATATACCTTCTTGCGTTTGTTGGCGGCATAGGCATCGGTCTGCTTCAAACCTCTGTCCTTATCCTCAATCGTGTCACAGAAGTACACGCCATCGACATAGAGTTTGCCAATCGTGTACTTTTCCTTCTTGTATTTACGAATAACTTTCAATTCCATAATCAATCCTCCATGTTTTGCTCTTCATCGTAGTGGTCTGGCATCGCTCCGTGATGATGATGGTGGTGTTTGTTGCGGCCAAGGTCCTCAACGGCCTCGCCAATCTCATTGCTCTTCACCTTGATAAGCTTACCCAGGAATCTGACGAAAGCCTTCCATCCGTCAACCATGCTGACCTCTACGCCGAGTTTGACGTATGCGATATGGCCGATGATGCTGGCAATCTCGCATCCGCATCCTACACCGAGTCCTATTGCTGCAGTCCAGATGTGCGAGCAGATTTCCATTGGCTCAGTAATGGCAAGGCCGACCAATGCACCGACAACGAGGTATGTCAGATAGTCCACAACCTTGTTGGCTGATCTGCGTATGGCGCGAGATTTATGCCATTTCAGTTTTTCCATGAGAGCCTTATCGCCATTATCCTTGGCCTGCTCATAGCGCATACGGCTTTCAGAGTAGCCCCACCAGAAATCGGCGAATATCAGGGCGAAGGAGCAGATGATCATATATCTGAGGTCGAATACTACGGCCATCAGTTCCGCACCGATGGTACCCCAGAGTATGCCTTTTGGTCCTACTGTAGATGTGTCCATAATCTTCAAATCATTTTAGAGATTAAACTTCCTATGAGGGCGATATAGCAGATGGCTTCTGCTATGAACACGCCTTTACGGTCTACGGCCTTTGCCAGCCAGCCTTGCGGCTGCACGAATATGCTGCCTAAAAGGAACGGGAAAATCAGCCACGTTACAAGCCACTGCGCATCGATGATCAACACGCACAACTGCGAGAAGATTCCCGCTAAGATACCAAGGGCATTGTGTGCTTTGTTGCTTTCATTCTTTACAAGAGGCATAGCACCTACAAACAATACGCTTGTGGCAAAGGCA